ATACGGAAATCAGACATTGGAGGGCCTCCTATCAGGTGTCAGCGGTGAGGGTGAACGAAGGACCGTTCAGCTCAACGATCGCCAGGCCAGAGCCGGTGACGGAGGTGAGATAACGGGCATTCGACAAAATCGCGCTCTTGCCGGCAATGGCATCGCCAGTGAGCTGACCGGCATACTTGACGCCAGTAGCAGTGTGGATGACGCGCACGGCAGTCGCCGGAGTGCAAGTGCCATGAACATACAGGGCAACGGCGCCTTCGTTGGCCACGTTGAGCACTTGCTCGTCCTTCACGCCGGGGCGGCTGTTGGAATCTTCAGCAGTTTCGTCAACGTAGGTGAGCACGTTCACGCCCACGACGGTTTCGCCAGTGCCGCCAATGGTCTTAGCGGAGTTGGCGACAGTGCCGCCAGAGTTGTACACCACAACATTACCGAAGGCCAGGACGGCGTTGGTTTCGTTGATGTAGGTGCCAATAGTGTTGTCACGGATGTCGGAAAGTTGACCTTCCAGCAGTGCGGTCAGCTCAAGCGCATAGCTTTGCTGCACGCCACCTGCCGTCCCGGAACTCACCGAAGAAAAAACGACGGCCATAATCAGCGCTCCTTAGTAACGGAGAGGGGGGTTTTCCAAGCGTTCTGCAGATTGTCCATGTAGGACGCAGGAGCAGAAACAGGGGTGGCAATGGATGCCACAGCTTTGCGCAGTTCGTCGGTCGAGGCGGAGTCGCTGCGAGGAGCAGCTTCAGCCAGCGTGTCGAACATTGCTTGAACGTAATCGTCGGAACGCTCCGACAGATCAGCGTCGCCACGAACAGCTTTGATCGAGGCTTCCATGATCTCACGGGCGCTCTTGCCGGCAAAATCAAACTCACTATCCAGATTGGTGCGAGCTTTGTCAATGAGGGCAACGCGCTCTTCAACAAGCGAATCAATATTCACTTGACCAGCAACAGTCAGATCGGCCTTAGCGGCTTCCAGCTCTTGCTCGAGGGCATCAGCGCGACCTTCGGCAGCGTCGCACTTGCCTTGCATCTCTTTCTTCATGGCATCCATCTCTTCCTTCATTTTGGAAGCGTTGGACATCATTTCATCGTATTTCTTCTTCATGTCCTCGTAGGACATGCGGGCGTCGTCGCGTTCTTTAGTGATCGCCAGAGCAACGCTCTCGCTCACTTCAAACTCGGCGCCATCGAAGTTGACCTTGGCAGTCATAGATGGTTCCTCTTTTGTAAGGAGTAATTGTGGGTCAGCGGCATCTAGGCGATCCAGATGCAGCTTCACTTGTGGGCCAGCCCTGCCCCGACGAACCACGGCAATGTGATTTCCACTAATAGCACGTTGAATGCCATCGTAGTTTTCGCCATCGCTCGTCACACCAGGAGTGGAATCGTATTCCACTCGATAGCCAGCACTCACTTCCTTGGCATCGCCCCTCATGATCTTTTCAATGGCATTTTTATCGGTGATTGTCATGACTGCACGGACAAATCCGTCGTCGTAAACCACTTCAGTGCCCGAAAAGCCAATTTGATAGTCCTTTGTATTGGCGCTATCAAGGAGGATTGGAGGATGCTCAAGCGTGATGGCCTTGCCCGCAAATGAAGCGAGGCTTTCAGGAGACGCCACTTCTTCTTTGGGACGATATTCGCGCCTGACACTGCCGTCCGCATCGGAGTACATCTGCACTCCAGTGCGAGCGATAGTGGCCCAAGCACGAAGATAACCCTCGGGGGTCACTTCATACTTTTCAATGGGCGCGACATCGTAGCGGAAAGAAGTTTCGCTCATATATTAATAATAGCGCACATGCTATAGTCGGCCCAACCGATGAGTCAAATCCGACTATGAACGAAAATTACTGGCACTACGTCTACTACTCATATGAGGAGGGCGGGCGTGGTTACATCGGAAAAAGAAGTTCAAAACTGCCCCCGGAGGAAGATCCATACCTCGGAAGCTTCACTGACAAGACTTTTAAGCCCAGTCGCAAAATCATTATTGCCACGTTTGACAGCTCAGAAAATGCGATACGCGCTGAAATAGCCTTGCATCGCCTTTTCAAGGTTGACAAAGAGCCTCACTTCGCCAACAAGGCGATTCAGCCGTCTCCACATTTCTGCCGCTTCTTAAGGCGACCATCAAAGGCAAGGATTTGCCGTCTCAGCAAGAAACGCAAGCCATTCACATCGCCACCCTCAAGTATCGAGACTGATTATGTCTGGTCACAAGAAGAGATTGACTACTGGCTTGATCAATTCAAGATGATACAAAAAGAAAATGAATGGTTAATCCGAGAAGGGAGGGGTCATGAGCTGATTAATCTTTGCTTGCTGAAAACGCCCGCTGGAGTGCCAATGGCTATCACGAATTTGCCCAATTTTTGCGAAAGATTTAACTTGAATGCGAAAAAACTTGCCCTTGTCATGGCTGGAGGGCTTGAGAATTGGCAAGGGTGGACTCGCTTGTAGTTTTTTTTATGGAAAAAATTCTGACCATGTTTGCCGTAACGCAGTCTTCCTACCTTGCCGCAAAGGAAGAAATCGCTTCCCGCATCAAAAATGCACGCCTTCAATCTGGACTGAGCCAGAGAGACGTAGCAAGAGCCTTGTCCGTTAGTCAAAGTTCTTATTCACGCATGGAACGAGGAATCTTGATGCCCGACTGCGCACAAATTCGCGTGCTTAGCGGGCTTCACGGAGTCTCTATTCTTTGGCTTCTTGGCATGCCAAACTATTTTGTCTATGCTCAATCTTCGTCGTCATCGTCGTCCTGAAGCCCTTCGATTTGTTGTTCGATGCCGGTCATCACATAACTTTTTGCAATAGCCTCGGCCTCGAAGACCAGCATTTTGACTGGTTCAAAATATTCATGGGGCTTGTCATAGGCATTGCGCACAAAGATGTGGGTTTCGTCAAGACGCCCATTCTTGAAGTGCTGCTCTTCGACTAGCCGCCAGTTGGAAGTGTCACGATGCTCATGTGCGGAAAGAATGCACAGAGCCTTCATGATGCCAATGCCGTCTTCTTCTTCTTCAATGACGCGGACGTATTCGCTCACGATTGTTCCTTGCGGCTTTCCACCATCTTAATAATCCGATTGGCCCACGCCCTACCAGCGTCACCTCCCCACAAGAGCCATGCGTGAAATCCAGCATCACCTTCTCCTCCAGCTTTATTCTTTTCATGCCTTGAAAAGAACGCTGCCATGCGCTTAATCGTTTCGTAGCTCACTTTCTCCCCATTGGCCAAGCTTGTCGCTCTAGCAACGCCACTGCCAATGCCTTGCTTGCCGGCTTCCTGAGTGGTCAGGCCGCCTTTGCCATGCTTCTTGCGCAGCTCCAAGCCGCGACGCGCTGCTGAACGAACAGGCGATGGAGGGGCAAACGATTCAGCGTCGCCCCTCAGCGCTTTTTTGCGCGGCTTTTTCGCAAGGCTGACAAATAACCCTTGCAACGAGCTTCACCGGCAGTTTCGTCCATGGTGTCGCACTCTTCGTCTTCCATTTCTGCCTCTTCTTCCTCTTCGCCAGCAAGCTCTTTCATGAAGGCCAGATAGTATTCATCCCCCATGTCCTTCTTGGGCTTGCGCGAAAGTCCAGCTTCGGAGAGGGCAATTGCCAGTGCTTGCTGGGGATTCTTCACAGCTTCGCCGCTGCTGCTTTTCAGTTTGCCACTCTTAAATTCGCGCATCACCTTGGCCACTTTGGCCTGCTTTTCTTTGTTAGTCATTTTCTATGGGAAGAAATTGATTGGAGCTGTTTCAATGCTAAGCCCCGGCCACACCTTTTCACGACGCAAGATCAATGCTGTCATGATGCGTTCCGCTAGGAACGAAATGTATCGACAATTGTAGCCTTCAATTTGTTTAATTTTTTCTTGGCAATTGTCCCAGATTGGCCACATGCAATCCAGCAAAGTTTGCATGACTTCGCAATAATTTACATGGGCTCCTCGCGCCATGATATGACCAAAGAAAATATTCTGATTAAGCGCAAGCTCTAGTTCTTCTTTCGTGATTGGCATTTGTCCGCGATCCGCAATCAATAGCGCCTGTTCGATGCCATCCATGCCTGCGTGCCCTTCCCTGTACTGCTTGGCAATGGAAAAGCCAAAATGTTCAGGCTCGGGAATGTACAGCACTGAGGGAGAAGAAGGAGCCAGCCCCTCATCTGCCCATTGTCTCCTGTACTGAGCATTGCCGATGAACTCTTCCGTGGCATTGTTGACGAGCCAGTGAATGCCAGTCAGTTCGGACCACCACTTGTTGTAGGACGAAATATTATGCTCGCCCAAATTGTCCAGGGTCCAGTCCGCATGAAAAAG